TGTCAGTGTTAATAGCTGTTGGTAATACTCTTGCGTCAACTAACTCGTCGCCTGGAGCACTTGTTGAACTTCCGTTATCAAGTATTTCAATAACTTCTTCCCATAGAGCGTTTGATCTTGATTCAAATGTTGAATCTTGGACTATGCCAGCAGTAAATGTTTTTGCTTGAGCAAATGCATCAATGTGTTGATCTTTTTGTGCAGCAAAAATAGCAGCTGGAAAACGACCATTAAAATATGTTAACGCTGCTGTTAAAGTTCTTGCATTACTATTTAATGCAGCATCGTGTCGAATAGCATCAACTAATAATCGTGTATCACGGCGACATTTTTCTTCGTTATATGTAAATCCAGCATATATACTCGATGATCCTGCATTTGCTGTTGCAATCTGCTGTTGAACCCAAGTATTAGTATCGTCAGCAATTTGTGTAAGTTTATTTTTTAATAAGTCGTGTGCAAAACGATACCCAGGTTCTCTGTAACGTAAGATAAATTCTTCAACTGGAGCATCTCGATTGATACCAACAATAGTAAGTGTTTGTTTACCATCACTTGCACCTGTTGATACAACGTGCGCTCTGTCAAACTGGAACGCTTTAGGTGAGTACCCACTAGATCTCAACGCATACAAACCAAAGTTTGTTGCGGAGTTAGTAATAGAACAATAACCGCCTGATTGTGTATAAACACCGTTGAGTAGGAAAATTTGGAAACAAGACACGATCTGTGCATAAGCATCGTTAAGTAGTCGCCAGCCTGTACCACCAAATGAAAGCATGGTATATGCGTTAGCAACCATTGATTTACCTTGTTCAGGTATAGCACCTATAACAGGATTTTCAGCTTCGATGTTGTAACGAGGAACGTTTGGTGATTCAACTAATGCACCGTCAATCTTAGCACCACTACCGCCCAAGAACGAAATAATTGAACAGTTCTGTGTATATGGAGAAGTAACAATTGTTGGTTTTGTATTTGGTAAGTTTGTATATTCTGCACGGTCTGTAACATCTGTAGCATTTGGATTATCAAACACTGTAGCATAATCCCAAGTAATAAGAGGGACTTGGTTGTCGTCAACGCCGTCACGGAATGTAAATTCACCAAAGTAACAAGCATTACGTACACGGAACATGTCCAGGTTAGCATTGGCAGGACGTACAATACACCCACGCAAACCGTCACCTTTAACAACAACGTTATCTGGAATAATAAGTGGGTTATCTTCTGTATAGTCACCAACAGCAACTTTGATGTTTACTCTAATACCTGTTACTGTACCATCAGGATTATAAACAATTGCGGAGGCAAGTTTACAAGCACGTTTAATAGTTTTAACTGGAGCACTTTGTCCGTCGTTTGCATCGTTACCTTGTTCGGCACTAACATAAATTACATTACCGCCAAAAATATCAGGATCACTAAATGATAAATTTCCAAAGCCGTCTGTTTTTAAAATTTGTCCAACAGTACCATTAACCAGAGGCAGGGTTAAATCATAACTGTTTGGCAAGTTAAACGGAGCTTGTATACCAATGCCGTCTTCACCCGAAGCAATACTTTCGCGAAATGTTATTTTACCAAAATCTTCTAAGTCAATGTCGTCTTTTATATTGAAGCCGGCGTTTGTGACTGTCATCTTTTCGTCACCGTTGACTGTCATACTGATTTCAGCACTTGCTGAGTCAGCTAAGTCGTCTACTCTAACTTCGGTGTTATTTTCAAAGATTCGTTTGGTTATATCTTGGACTGTGTTATCATCACGTAGTAAGTATACCTTACCGTCTGCTGTGTTGATTGCTAATTCGCCTGAGTCTAACTGTGCCACACTAGGTTGATTACCAGCGACCGCACTTCGCTTGTGTCTAATTCTTGTTGCCATTTTGCAACTGCCTCCTATTTAGGTACGGGTCAAGTCTATAAAGACGCCCATGACGTAAAACGTAAAATACGCTACAATGTTATTTATCTAGGAAGTAAAAGTGGCAGCTTAATTAAAAGCTACCACCATCGATTGTGTCAGTCCAAATTGGTGTTGCGTCTGAATCGCTTGTTACACTTAGGATTTGGAAACTTTCTGTTGCATCTGCATCGCCTGCTGCTGCTGTAACTTGTACAGGATTTGCTGCATTACCATAAAGTATACCATCTGTAGTAAATGTACTTGCACCAGTACCACCATATTGTACTTCAAGATCAGTTACAAGTGTAAGTGTACCAGCATCAAGATTGGTTACAATAATTCTATTGTTAACAGCATCAAGCATTTCGGTACTATCGTCTGCAAAGATACTGCCTCTAAATCCTGCTGCATCAAGTATACCAGTTACAAATAAGTCTTGATCAATTTGTACGTTAGTTGTAAATGTACTTGTAGTTTCACTTAGTCGTAACTTTTCTGTGCTTGCGCCTGCAACTCTTGTAGTAAACACCATATCAAAGTCTTCTGCACCAGTTGTAACATCTAAACTTACTACATCAATTCTACCAGCAGTTACAAAGTTATTGTTTGTAATTTCTTGTTCAAAAGGTAAACCAATACCTGCACCAATTGCAGCATTACCACTTTCGTTATGGTGTGCAAGTGTAATTGGATCAATAATGTTATCTGTTGCACTATCTGATTCATTTGCAATAATTTTAAAACTATCTCTAGTTCTAATAGTATTTGCTGGAATGTAAATTTCGTCAGTTGCTTTTTCAGTAAGTTGTAATATGTCATTACTATCACCACTAATGTACCCTTGAACGTGTAAGTTTCTAGCAATGCCAACGCCACCAAGTATTCTAATTGCACCAGTTTCCCAATCAATACTTTCAGTAGTATTTTCAAATACAGTTAAGATTGTATTGTCAACTCTAAGTGTAGTTGGATTTAGAGTCATGCGCTCTATACCATCAGTAAAGAATTGTAATGTATCTTCGTCAGCGCCTGGTGAACTTTCTGGACGTATAAATGTATCTTGATCAACATCTCTAACACCGCCTAGTGTACCCCAGTTCGCGCCGTCATAACCTTCAAATGCACTATCAGTTGTGTTATATCTAACTTGTCCTTGTGCTGCTGTTGAATCTGCGCCACGTTCTGCTGTAGTACCAACTGGTAGTTGTAATGTTCCAACACTATTAAATATAATAATTTCACTGTTAAATGTAAGCACACTATCAGTTGATATTGCACCCATATTAATAGTTGTTGCATCGCCAAATGCATTTATTGTTCTAGCATTTGCATTTAGCAAGTTAAACGTATCAGTTACATTTGTTGTAATATCTCCACCGTCTACATTTAGATCTAAGTCAATATCAACGTTGTGTTTGATAGATGTAGTACCAATTCCAACCGCACCAATTGTCAACTGTGTTGTTCCGCCGAATGCATTTACAATATTAGCATTGTCATTAAGCAAGTTAAATGTTGTAGAAGTAGTAGTTAAGTCACCGCCGTCTACTGCTAGATCAGCATCAATTTGTACATCGCCTAATACAGTGCCGCCTGTTAGTTTGTTAAGATATCTATTTTCAACATAGTTTACAACCGCAACCTGCGTTGGTGTTGTATTTTGATCTGGCTGTCCAGTACTTGCTCTTAGGTCTGAACTGTTGCTAACTTCTTTAAGTTCAACACCAACTGGAATGCCAAAGCGTTTGAACGGTCCAATACTAGCAATACCACTTAAACTAATCTCTTCAGCGTTTAGTGTAATAGCACCTGTAAGTGCGTTAACATTAAAGAAATTACCAACTCTAAAGTTACCAATTTGGTCAACTGTACCGCCAGCAAATACTTTACCGTTGTCAGTTTCAGTAATTTCGTTTTCAGGAATAGCACTACCGCCAAAGAACGGAAGTGCGTTATAAGTAACACCGGCGCCAACATATTCAAATGCGTGTCCACTTGTACTAACAGTCGATACGTTTTGCATATTAGCAAGTGTACCTTCAGCTACGAATGCAATTTGAGGAAACAAGTCTAACTCAGCAACACCACCGTATTGTAAGTTAAGTAATCTAATAGCTTCATCTTCAATTGCTTGTGTAGAAGCAAGTACCAATTCTCTTTTAGCATTTGCACTTGTTTCAGCATTTGCTTCATAATTGTGATCAATTTCATTTGGCAATACAGGATAAATGCCTTGACTAATTACTTCTGCAATTTTTGTTACGTTAGCAGTTATACTTACAGTTGCATTACTTGTACCAGCTGTTGGATTATAAACTTGTGGAGTTGTTACACCGTCACTAGTTGAAACTGTAACATTTCTGCCAATTTTATCCATAATATCTGCTAGACGTTTATAGGTAAATTCAGTTACACCTTCTTGATCTGCATTGTCTCCTGAAGTTGTAATTCCATTTAGAATTGTTCCTGTGTAGTATGCTTCGCCGGCTCTTCTAGTTTGCTTGTTACCGCCGTACATCATATCATAGAGTGCAGCATCAATAATATATTTTGTATCTCTTTCACACTTAGCAACATTGTATTTAAACCCAATTATATTATCATTAATAAATGTAATAGTGCCAGTTTGTACAGTAGCCTTTGCAAGTGCTAACTTATCTAGTTCAGTTGTTAGCGCAATAGCAACCCAACTTGTATCAGGCTCTAAGTCATTTGGTGTACTCAACAAGTTACCTGCTTGAATAGCATCAATAGTAATATTTAAAAGTGTATTTGAAGTTGTTGATTGTGTGCTTGTACCATAAGGCCCAACCAAACTTTGTGTTTCAGTATTACCTGCTGTTGGTGTAACAGCAATACCCTGGATACACTGCGATGCTACTGTTTTTAATCTAGTTAGCGCATTTGCTGTTTGTGTTTCTTGACCATACACTTGGCTTTCGCTGTCTAAGAAATAACTTCTTGCACTTGTTAAAGAACTAATATTACCTGTATATAACAAGTCGTGTGTAGTTGATTCAATTAAGTATCCAACATCTCTGCGACATTTTGTTTGATTGTAACTAAATCCATTTTGGTTAGTGTTAATATATGTAATAACACTTTGTACAAGATCAGCACTTGTACTATCACCAGTTGCAGTTATTAGTGCTGCACTTTGTTTAGTTTGTGCATTTGCTCCAGATGTATTTGGAGTAGTTTCAGCTGGTAGTAAATCAAGTGTGTTTGCTCTAACAACATCAACTACAATTTCAGTCAATTCTTTTACACGATATGCTTCGATGTTTGTTGCATCACCAGAACTTGTGTTTTGCCCTGAGTATGTCCCTAAAACAATTTGTTTTACAATTACACTTAATTGTTGTAGGGCATCAGCTGTTCCGTCTCTTTGATCATATGGTAATACACTTGCACTTGCTTCAAAATATGCTTTAGCATTAATTATGCTTGCAAGATTTGTTTCGTACATAATATCGTGGCATAATGCATCGACAATATATTTTGTATCTCTTTGACACTTTGCTTCATCGTATGTTAAGTTTGGTAAGTTAGCATTAATCCAACTAATAAGTTCTGTTGCAATAAAATCTCTGTTTGCTACTAGTTGATCTTTTGCATTTCCTTGTGGAACATTTCCTGTTGGATTTGGAAATGTTAGTGCATCAGCATTAACAATTCCGTTTTGTATAATGTCAATAATCTCGTCAAAACTTGCATTAGTTGCAGCAATACTAGTTGCATCGCCGGTGAGTAAAGTAGCAACTTCCGACTTTAAATGTGTAATAGCTGCAATAGTTTGTGTAATTTGATCGCTAATTACATATGCACTTACTGCTCTATAATATGATAGTCCAGCTGTGATACTATTATAATTTGTACCTAATAGTAAATCATTTACAACAGCATCAAGAATTAGTTGTGTATCTCTAGCACACTTAGCACTATCGTATACAAAATATTGATCGTTGATATATGCAATAACTTCTGCTTCTAAGAAATCTTTGTTGTCTTGTAACTGTCTTGCAGCGTCAATTAATTCTTGACTTGCTGGAGTCGGTGCTGGATATGTTTGTCCTTCACTTGGTAGTGTACCAAATTCTAAAAATGTTAGTACAGTATCCCATCCATCTGTAATTCTTGTAACTGCGGTTGCACTTGCAGTTACATAAGTTAACGATAGTCGTTTTGCTTCACGAAGTGCAAGTATCGTTGCTGGAAACTGCGAATCTTTAACAGTTGCAGCATTACCTCTTAGGTATGCTTGTCCTGCAACAATAGCATTATGATTAGTATTAAGTTTAGCGTCTCTAATTACTGCATCAAGAATTAATCCTACATCACGTTTACATTTTGATCTATCGTATGTAAAGTCTGGATAGTTTGTTAAAATGTAAGTAGTAGTTGCATCAGCAAAATTATCTTGCTGTCCAAAGATACTACCAAATGCTGTTTGCAATGGTGCTGCTGCCCAGTCTGTAAGTGCTCGACTAGTTGTTGGTAAGCCAGTTGTTGATCCTGCTGTAAGTACATCAATGATAATTTGAATTAATTGTGATGCTTTAGCAACTTCAGTTGCAGTTGCAGGTTCATTTGTTGTGTCTTGTGTTGTTGTATTGCCTGTGCTTTTTGATAGAGCTGCTTCTAACAAGACACCAGTTATAACACCTTGCAGGTGTGTATATGCTGCAATGGTTGCAGTTGTTTCTGCTGTAACAGTACCTAGCTGTCCAACTGTTCCAACAAAGTAACTATCGGCTGATTGTCGAGTTGCACTATTGCCTTCGTACAATAGGTCGTATGTTAATGCATCAACAATATATCCAACATCTCTTCGACACTTATCATCGTCGTATGTAAGTGAAGGATTATTCGAAGTTACATATGCAGAGATTTCGTCAATTATAAATTGTCTATTTGCACGTAATTGATCTTTGGCATTTGCTCTTGCAGTAATAACATTTGTTGGTTCAGGATATGTAATAGTATCAGCATTGCTAATATTACCAATAGTAATTTCTTTTATAACTGTATCTTGAATAGTTGTTTTAGCATTTTTCCAAGTATTTACATCAGTTTGAATAGCTGCATCTGCCCAGCCAATATCTGGTTCAACTAATGTTGGTAAGAAATCATAAGTTGTATAAAAGAAGTCGCTGTATGTTGTACGATCAAGTTTTTCAATTGCAGGTAATAAAGTTTCCCTTATCCACTCGTATTGTGTATATGTTAATTGATCATAGTTGCCAGCATTGTATATAGTAATAGCCGTGGCATCAGCAGCAGCAATACTACTGTTGTTGTCTATGTCTCCATATTTTCTACTTGTTCCTGGAGCATTACTATCTAAGAATGTTTCGTATATTCCGTTGCCGCCGCCTACTAAACTAGATATTTTACTAGCCAAAGCAGGAAGATTTACACTCCTGTCGTTACGTGTAACATCTTCAATTATTGAAGTAAGTGATTCAATATCTGAAACTTCATCAGAACTAGCTGGTGCGCCGTTTGTATTTTGTCCAGGATAGTTTTCAATAATAACTTGGCTTACAATATTATTTTTTAAATGTGCATACGCTGCGGCTGTTGCCACTCTTTGCGATTCTGGCAGCTGACTTGCTGTTCCTTCATAGTACGATGTTGCTACTCTACGTGTAGCAAAGTTGCCAGTGTATTGAATGTCAAACGATAATGCATCAACAATATACTTTGTATCTCTTGAACATTTTGCTTGATCATATACCAGAGCTGGATAATTTGTATTGATCCAAGTAATTAATTCGCCTGCAATAAAATCTCTGTTTAGTTGCAATAGTACACGAGCTGCTGCTCTACTATTATCTACTCCAGGATCACTAAATGTAAGTGCATCTGCTGCGGCGTCTGTACTAACAACACCATTTTGAATAATATCTAAAATTTCATCAAATGCAGCATCTGATCTAGATTCAGCAGTAGCATCACTTAGGTATGTACCAGTTGCAAGTGTTTTCATGTATTGGTAAGAAGCAATTGTTTGTTGGAATTGCGCACTTAGTACATAAGCAGTGTTTGCTCTTTGATATGATAATCCAGTTGTAACAGCATTATAATTAGTACCTAGAGCTATGTCAAAAGCAACACTGTCAACAATTTGTCCAACATCACGTCTACATGTAGCACTATTGTATCCTCTGCCTTCGATAATCTCAATTACTTCATCCCATGCTGCTCCAACTCTTGTTGTAGCAGTTGCATCAGCAGCAACATCACTAAGTGCTAGTGTAAGTGTTTTAACATTTTTATATGCAGCAAGTGTAACTGTTAATTGTGTTGTTGTTACTTCGCTTGCATTGGCTCTTGCATAAGCAAGTCCTGCGGTAACACTATTATAGTTTGTTCCAAGAACAGTATCATAGGCTACTGCTTCAGTAATAATTCTAACATCACGTTCGCACTTGTCTTGATCGTATGACAAGTTGCTAAACTGCTCTGCAATATATTTTATTGTTTCATCAACAATAAAGTCTTTATTAAGAAGAATTGAATCCTTAGCTGCTACTGCTCCTGGGCTACTAGCATTTGTATCATCATATACAATATCAGGAGCGCCACTACTATCTTCATTTGAAATGAAGTTTGTAATAATTGCAGTTTTTTCAATTATATCATATCTATATTGTTCATTAGCAGGATCGCTATCTGGAATAAGGGCAAGTATTTCGTCTCTAGTTGCTTCAATACCAAAAATAGTAGGTGCTAACTGTTGATTAAGTACTTTAGCACTGTTTGCACGTAAGTAACTTCTACCAGCGGAAATACTTTGATAATTAGTGCCAAGCGCAACATCGCCCATAATAGCATCAATAATTCTTCTAACATCTCGTCTACAAACAGTTTCGTCATATATAAACGGTCGTGTTGTAATATTGTTTCCGGTTACATAATAAACAGTTGAGTCGCCTTCAAACTTAATAACACTACCTGTTTGAGGAACATCTCGTAAACTGTTTACAGTAATTGTTTTATTTTTAATTAGGTTAGCTGTTGCTGTAGCTGCACTACTAAATCCACCGCCTGTTAATGTAATAGTTGGTGCTGATTGATAACCGCTACCTGGATTATCAACTGTAATACTTGTCACTTCTCCTCTTAACGCATCAACACTTACTGTACCTTGAGCAGTTACACCTCCTGGAGTTTGTGGAGCATCAAAAGTAATAGTAGGTGTACCAGTATATCCAGCGCCTGTGCTGTTTACTGTAACACTACCTACACTTGATGTATATGTTTGCGATGGTCTTGCTGTAGTGTAAACTTTTTCAAACAGTCCGTCAGCAATAATAGCAAATGTACCAAAGTCACTAACACTGTTTGAAATACTAAGATAGCCACCTTTGGTTGTTAGGAACCCAATACGTGTAAAGACCGAGAAGCAACTAACAATCTGTGTATAACCAAAGTTGGTAACATGGAAACCAATACCACCTTGAGCAATTTGTGTAAATGCGTCTGCAACAAAACTAAAGACTAACGATCGTTGATCGTAGTCATTACCGTCAACTAAAATACCGTTGCCGCCGCCGTTAACATTTATTCGTTTTGCTAGTGGAACAGCTGGATCGTTTTCAATTGGTCTAGCTGTTGCCGGTACACCTTCAATTTGTTCAGTTTGAAATGGAATAAATTCTGTTCCGTCATTCAACCACGGACCGTTCATGTTAGTACAGTTTTGTACATATGGCGATGTAGTAACTAGAGCACCTTGTCTAATTCTTGCACACCAACCCGGATCACGTAGTCCTCTAAATGTCATCTGGAATAGATAACAAGCATTATCCATTAAGAATAAATCGTTTGTTGGATTGTTTGGAAAAACAAGTACGTTACGTAAACTATCGCCACGTACTGTCATTCTTTCTTTTAATGTAATTGGATTGTCTTCGTAGAACTCTCCTGGAGCAACTTTAATAGTCGCGCCTGCTGGAGCATCTTCAACTGCTGACTTAATAGTGCGTTTTGCTCTTGATGCACCTGCACCTTTACCGTCGTTTGCGTCATCACCTTCTAAAGAAACATAATAAACTAAATCGTTTGTCGGACCACTACTACTTCCAGTAACTTCCAAGTTACCAGAAACTTTAACTGCTCCTGCGGAAGGAGTAAGTTCAATAGTTCCGTCATTGTTAATAATAAGTTCATTGTTATCGATTTTTCTTTGGTATATCGACTGCTTCTTAATATATTCCATTTAAACTTCCAAATAACTAATTGTTGCACTCAATCTGTTTGAGTCGGGACTATTTAAAACAACACTGTCCCCTTCTTCTAAGATTAGACGTTCAGTATTAAACGAAAATGTTTCTTGTGCTGGCATTGCAATCGTATTTAAAACTTTGTTTGCATTAGTTTTTGATTCGCCGCTTGGTATAACGTGCATGTCAAAACTACTTGCAAATGAAGCATCAGTTGTTGTTGCATAGTTGCAAACAACAATTGTAGTAATTGCATATTTTTTTTGTGCCGGCACTAACAGTATTGTTGTGTCTGTTGCTAATATTAGATTACTTGCAATGGCCATTCTCTTTTTCCTTTAAAAAATTATACTATACAATAGTGCTTTGTTTCTACTGATGATTTCATCTGTGGTTGAGTTTTGATTAATAAAAAATATACCAGTTCCTCCGTCAGCTTCTGCTTTACCATAAAGTTTAACTCCATCTGTTGGTGCTTCAGGATCAGTTGTAATAGGAAACAATGCAGGAGTTCCAAACTCTACACTTCCTGTTCCGGTACCTTGCACCTTAAGATTTGAATTTTGGTTTATGGTTGAAATTGTGTTAGTTGTAATACCAACTTCAAGTAATTCAATACTTGCTTGATAAAAACGTGCTACTTCACTACTATCAACTGTGATAAGAGCTAAACTTGCACTACTTGTTTCGTCTTGATCAGCTACACTTACAGTTGTATCACCGCTTTCGATTGTGTCAGTAAAGTTGTATGTGTTATACGCTTTAACATAATCTTTAACAGCTTTTACGTTTGGTATGTGATCGTCATCTGTTGGCGCACTAAGTCTATCAGGCAAGTTTACGTTTGGTTGAATTACACCATTAACATAAGGCCAAAGTTGTTCTTCGTAACTAGTTGTTCCAGTTACAGTTACAACATTGGTTCCTTCACCTAATAAAACTAAATCGTCGCTTCCAAATGTTCCAACAAAATTTGTAAAAACACCTATTGTTTCGTTGTTCTGATCTTTAAATACCCATGCACCTTTATCACCGATAATTCCACCGCTGCGTGAATCATACCAATCAAGGTCTTCATCATATAATAATTTAGCGTCAGGAAAATTTCCTCTATCAACAATTATACCAGCTGTTTCTGTTCCATCTGGTCCTGTCGAAACTCCGTTACCACTTTCACCATTATTAATAGTAATTGTTTTATCAGTAACAGCAAGTTCTGATGTGTTAATAGTTGTTTGGCTACCGACAACATTAAGATCGCCGTAAAAGTTGAACGTACCGGTAGTAGCAGGAGACAATCCATCTCCTGCTCTAAACTCTACTGTCCCGCCATCGTTAATAGCAAGTTTATATAGATCTACACTGTGTTCAAGTATTTTGGCACTAGACATTTAAAGACTCCCTAAATTACTGGGCGTCTACGTTTGCACCAGCGTCACCAGCTGCCGGATGTACACCTGCTGCCCAACGCACATTTGCTACGTTAGCTGTACCGCCTTCGTATTGAATTGTTCTGTTGCGTAGTTTAGTAACTTGTACAGTTGTTGAATCTTCTAGAATTGCATCAATTCGAAATTCGCCAGCAACTAATGCTCCGTTAGCTTTGTTTACTAATGTTAAAACTTCGCCAGTGGCAGAATCGCCTTGGTCGGAATCTAGTCTTACTAAAAATTTATTTGTTGATCTTTGTGACACAATATGTGCTGCTGTTGTTGCTTCTGAACCACCTGTAAAAAAGTGGCGTGTTGCTGCGACACGGCCTGTGCCGTACCCTATCAAGTCTTTATTAATTGGACGTCCCATTGTTTTCTCCTTATGTTGACGTTCTAGGTCTACGCGGTGGGACCGCATAAGTCCTTATCAAGGTTCTCTATTCCTTTGACAAAAGTATTTATCCATTTTATTAAAATGGGTGTTTACTCATATAGTTCAATATCAACTGCAAACGATCTTCCGTTTTTTTCTACAACATTATATTTAATTTTGTTTCCAATTGTATAATCTTTGCGACCATTTTTAATAACTACATCTCTTCGAGTTTGTCCAAATGCGTCAGGTCTAACAATAGCGTTACTTCCTGTATATTTAAATATTTGACCAGTTTTCATTATTCTCTCCTATAGTATATTTACTCAATAAAAAAGGCCCCGTAGGGCCTTTTCTGTTAATATTTGACTTAAACTTAGCTGAAGCTTAGGTTGCCGGTTGTAACAGCAACTTTACTTAGGTAGTCAGCTGCGTTACCTAGAGACGAAGCAGTGTTGCTTAGTTCTACATAACCGTAGCGTGTCATAAATGATACTACTGGCTCAAATGTGTCCGGATCTAGGACGACACCTGAAGACATAAGTGGGATGTATGGGCAATAGAATGCTGCTGCATCTGATTCACTTGTACCTTTATAACCAACTAGAACATCATCAGTTGTAGAATATGTGTTTACATAAATCTTCATTGCGTTGTTCAATGTACCAACCATTTTAGTGTTAGTTGGTGCTTCGAATGTGCCTTCTGTTGTTCTTGCAAACGCTGATGTTGTTGCCGACTGTAGAATTGTTAATACAGTTGGTGAAACAACAGCCCAGTTACCTGCGCCTCTGCGTGTACGCTGTGCAATTAAGTTTGATACTTTGTTGATTTGAACTGCAAGTGCTGCATGTTCGTCACCAACAAAAGTAGCTGTACCACTTACTGCTGCTTGGTTGTAAGTTTCTGCTGCTGAACCTGCTAGTGAGGTTAGACTTGCAATAACTTCTTGGTCGATTTCTGCAGTAATCTCTTGAGCAAGTGCTGCCATGATTTCTGCTTCTACATCGATACCGTGCTGGCTTTGAGCGTCTTGTGCCGCTTCAAATGTCCAACGTGCTGATAGCTTACGTGACTTCGCTTCAACAGTCTGTTTCAAGATCTGAATGCTTAGTCTGTTACCAGCTGCGCCTTCTAATGCGCTTGTGGCTGCCGCTCTATCGTCAGCAGCGGCACCGGAGTAACCTTCTGCGATTTTGAACGGGCTTAGTGCCTCATCACCAGCTGCTGTGTCTGTTCCGTTTGTACTATTGAAAGTATCAGCGTAACGTACACGTAGTGTGTGAATTTGACCAACTGGACCAGTCATTGGCTGAACGCCGACTAGTTCGTTAGCGATAACGGTTGGCATAACACGTCTGATCACTGGAAGGATCACACGGTTTAGGGTTGCTACGTTACCAGCAGAAGTTGCACCTGCAGTTGCGGATTCTGAAAGATACTTGCGTGTATTTTCTAGAGTAGTTTCCATTACTGCTTTTTTGTTGCCTGTTAGGCCTTCGGTTAAGGCACCTTTAGTCTCCTGCCAGCGACCTGTTAGTAGTTCTGACATATTTATCTCCTTATAATCCGGCCAAGCGTTTGATATCAACTACATTATGTTTTGATTCGCTTGACTCGATAGAACTGTTTGTTTTATTGCCTGTGATTTCTTTGCCTTCTTTAAGTGTTGCCTTCTGCTTCGCTGGAGCTTTACTATCAATAACTGACGGTAGATACTTGTCAAACGATGCTCTTAACTTCGCCGTTTGAACTGATTCCAGTAAATCTGCCATAATTTCTTTCTGGGCCGGGTTAAGTGGTCCAGTAAGTTCGTTTAATACTTCTTTACGCTGATTCGACTCAACTAGACGCTTTACTTCAGCGTCTTTTGCTTCTGCAATAGTTTTAGCTTTTAGTGCTAATCCTTTAGCTTCTTCAATTTGTTGGTTCTTAGTGTCTACAACTTTAAGTAGTTTTTTAGTTTCTGATCTTTCATTTAGGTGTGAACCCATATATTCATTAGCAAATGCTTCGAATATTTTACGACCAAAATCGTTTTTACGTGCTGAGTCAATATCTTCTTTTAACTGTTTGATTTCGCTGCGTAAGCCGCGGTCAACAGTTTCGGATATTGCTTTTGCACTTCTTTCGATAAAGTCTTTGCGGACCTTTTCGAAGTGAGCTTTGCCTTCACGTACTAAGCGTACTTTTGTTTCAGCAAGATCTTTTTTGTCTTCATCGAACTCTGCAATTTCTTTAGCTAGTTGTTCAACAACAAATTCTTCAAGCACAGCGAACTTATTAGCCATTGCTTTCTGATCTTCGTGTAATTCATTTACTTCTTTTACCAATGTTTCTGATACAAATCTACTCATAAGATTTGCATTTTCTTTCATTGCTACCGCATACTTTGCTTTTTGTTCAGCTAGTTGTTTACGGTCTTCAGCAAACTCTTTCATTTCCTCAGCTAACTTTTCAGTCATTAAGGAATCGATTGCTTCAATCATAACACCTTTGTCGTGCTCATATTTTGTTGCAAACTCTTCACGAAGTTCAGAAGTAACGGAAAGACGATTTTCATCAATCTTTTTGTTCCATGCTTCTTCAATTTCTGTTTTCATTGCTTCTGAAATTGCATCGCTCTCTAAAAGGGATTTAAGTGCTTCCATTAATTTCTCCTTTATTGGAGCCTGTCTATTATTTTTAATAGACTCTCTGCAATATATTTTTGTGCCTGTGGGTCGCCTGTTACTTCTTTTGAAGTTAAAAATGCCTTATACCCGCCTCTTTCGTTCATTAAATGCTCGTAAATTGGTGTTGGATATGCACCGGGGGCGCTGGGCTGAGCCACAACGTCCACGGTGATTATTTCAAATCCGTTGACATTGCCTGAGCCATCAACTTCTCCGCTACCTCTAGATGAAACACCTAGTTTAACTCCGCTTTCAAGCATTGTTTTAACTAGGTTTCCCATTGGTGTTGGTAGTATTTTTAATTTTCCAAAACCGTTTGCTCCGTCCATCCACATGTCTGTGATTAGATGACTCACTCGATCTAAGTTAATATTAAGACCTTCTGGATGATCTACTTCACCACAAACCGAATATCCTTCAGCTATCTGCTCATTGAGCGTGGTGACAGCCCTGCCAATTTCTTCTACCGGATAAACACGCTGGTTAGCGTTTTTAACACCACCTTGAATGAAAATTCCCTTCATATGAAGGTCCTTTCCACCCGAAGCGTTATCAGCAGACTCAACGACCATTCTAGCTTGGTCGAAGGATAGTGTTTCAGTTAAGTTTAACATCTTCAGTCCTATCTTAGCTGCCAGTCATTGACTTTTTATTAGCAGCATTCTCTGGCTTGCCCTTTTTCTCAGCGCCGTGGCCAGGTTGCGACTTCATTGATTTTGAAGCCTTACCGCCTGGAACGTTTACATTCCCTGCGTTTTCTTCTTTTGCACTTGTATCACTTAGTGCTGAACCTTGTACAGTTGAACCTGCGCCGGCTTCTGGATGATTACCATCTTGGCCTTGATTCAAGTTACCTGCTGTGCCGCCCATGTCATTCTTGCCAGCAACTGTTGATTTTTTGTTGTCTGCGCCTTCTGTATTTGATGGGTCTGCAATTTTTTCTACATATTCACGCATTGTTTCTGATGCTGTTTTTGGAGTTTTTGTTTCTTCTACTTCTTCGTCAGCAGCTTCTTCTACTTCTTCGTCAGCAGCTTCTTCTACTTCTTCGTCAGCTGATTCATATGCAAATGCTTCTTCTTCTGGCTCTTCTTCACCTGGCTCTTCGTCACCTGGCTCGTCGTCGCCCATCATGTCAGCAAATGCTGCTTTAAGCTCTTCAAGTGCATCTTCTAGGTTATCCATTGCAGCTTCTGGACTGTCAGCTTCGCCTTCGTCGTCGCCGTCATCGTCGCCCATGTCTGG